ATCATAAGTTTTTGCACTAGAGAATCCAGTGTCCCCAGAACATAGTGTAATTACACGATAAGGTAGGTTTAGTTTTTTCAGAATGTTTTCCGCATGACCAGTCATAATTTCTAATTGTTCATAAGAATTTTCTGGTTTAGAGAAACGAACCATTTCTACTTTGTTAAATTGGTGAAGACGAATTAATCCACGAGTATCACGTCCAGCACTTCCCGCTTCTGATCTAAAGCAAATACTAAATGCAGTTACACCTTTTGGTAACATATCTTCACTTAAAATTTCATCATTATAGTAGTTTGTTAATGGTACTTCTGCAGTAGGGATAAGAGTTAATCCTTCTGATTCAACAGTATAAACATCCTCTACGAATTTAGGGAATTGCCCTGTACCAAATAAAGCAGTTCTATTAACTAATTGAGGCACCATATATTCTTCATATCCGTGTTCAGTAACGTGAATATCAAGCATAAAGTTAATAAGAGCACGCTCAAGTAAAGCCCCAGCTTTTTTGTAGAATACGAATCTACTTCCAGAAATTTTTGCAGCACGTTCGAAGTCAGCAATATCTAATTCTTCAACTAAATCCCAGTGAGCTTTAGGTTCAAAACCAAATTCGCGAACTTGTCCAATACGACGAACTTCAATATTTTCATCTTCAGTTTCACCGTATGGAGTTTCATCAGAGATTAGGTTAGGGATACGAATAATTTTTTCATTAATTTCTTCAGAAATTTGTTTAACTTCAATATCACGTGCAGTAATATCATCAGAAACTTTTTTCATTTCATTAATTACATCTGTAGCATCTTCACGTTTACGTTTTAATACAGCTATTTCCTCACTACGTTTATTACGAAGTGCTTTTAAGTCCTCAACTTCAACTAGTAAAGAACGGCGTTTTTTATCAAGGTCTAAAAGAACATCAACAACCTCAGTATCTAAATTTCTAGCTGATAATTTTGCTTTTACCATTTCAGGATTATTTGCAACCAGTTCTTCTCCAATATCATATTGCTTTGACAAATAAAGAATTGGATATTTAGCTATAAGTTTTCGCATATTTGCCTCCTATCCAATTTTTACCTTGATGGATGTAGCACTCGCCGCTGCATCTTCAGCAGCATATCCTGCAGGTGTATTACTTCCTACGGTCTCAGTTATTCCCGTACCGTCAAAGTATACATTTGTTCCCATTTTTACTTCATTCGTTCCGGTTTTCTTAAACTCAAACACTCCTGAAACATGAATCGTTCCCGTTGCCTTTGGCAGGATGTCGTCCCCTGCTATACCAATTCTTGTTCCAATCTTTATTACAGTGCCGACAGTAATCTTATCACTGCCGGTATTCGTATAGTCGAGAGCCTCACCCCTCTGAAAATATGTAGCACTTGCCATACTAAACCTCCTTTATTTACGCCAATGGATCCGCAACTGTGGTACCGTTATTCTTGACTGCACCTCTCCAGTCCATAACCGCAACACCCCAGTCAAGGTATATATCCCAAACGAATCCGAGCTGTCCCGGTGTTTCCATTCGTCTAATGGTTGGAACTTCCTGTCCGTTAAGATAATCAACCTCTATAAAGTCCGTATCATCCTTATGTCCGATTAAGAACCAAGGCATTGTCTTTCCGTAGCCTCCACATAATACATTGATAGTTGGCTCTTCCACAATTTCAATAGAGCTTGCATATCTAAACAGTGGGTTTACTGCCTGTGTATTTCCGGATGTGTTAATTGTAGGGCTGTTGAATATTGTAAATATCTCAAACCCCATACCGGAAGGAACAACCAATGTAGCCGGTCTTATGATTATTGCATCTCCGAACTCATCCACCTGATTCTGAAGTGCAATAATCATTTTCTGCATAGATTCCCTTGTTATTCCTGTTCCTGTTGCAAGCAGGTTTTTATGCATTGTCGAGAACAAAGCAGTACCGTCATGTATTGCCGGATTCTTTATCAAAACATTGTATACCTGCCTATTTATTGTCTTTCTTGCACTTGCTGCATACTTTGCAGGTATTCTTGTCACAAGATCTATATCATCATTTATGAATGCCTGTCTTGTAAGTGTGAATTGCCTACCGTAAGTCTTCAATCTTCTTGTCGGACGCTTTTCATCACTGAAGGTATCGTGCTTAAGCTCTCCGCCCTCCGGCACTTCAAGGAACTCTCCTGCCGGACCTGCTAAATAATAGTTATCATTGGTCTTAAAATCCTTTAGGCTTCCCTTCTTAGTCCACCTGTCAAATGTCACGGATACAGTCTTATGACCTTCCACATATGCCTTATTGATAGCATTATCTAAGATTGCCGGGAAAGAAGCAGTTGGATTATAGAACTGTCTCTGAAGCATTCCAAAAAGTTCATCAGACGATCTGCGATTTAAACTGCTATCCCCTTCACCTGCAAGACACTCAATAGCCAAGTCACGAAGCGACATTCCCATCATCTGTCTTGAACCGTCAGCAGGCTTTTCAATGCTCATTCCACTCCTAAGTAACAGGGAATCTGCTGCCGCTGCCCTGAACTTATCTTCTGCAGTAGCTGTTACATCAACTCCTCTTGCAGCAACCGGTGCACCGTTTTTTCTCACATGCTCAAGAACTGCATCTCTAACCTGATCAATAGTTGAACCGTTATCAATATATCCCTGTGCCTCCATCCCGAACTCTCTGCACAAGTCATTTATCGAACTTATACGTTCCCTCTCCTGAGTTACAGCTCTCTGAAGGATAGCCTCTTTATCCTTCTCCCCTGTGTCAGAAACTGCTGGATCACCTTCTGTAGCGATCTCAGCTGTTAAAGAATCAATATCTCTTTGAAGAGCATCAAATTCCGCCTGTTCCTGAACAGTCAAATCCCTGTTTGCTTCTTTTGCAGCATTTACTATATCCTGCTGGCGTAAAAGCTTTGTCTGTCTTAGTGCTTTTTTGTTCATGTTGTTTTCTCTCCTTGTTTTACCCTTGTTTTATTTATTTGAAGTTGCCTTTTAAACCAATCTAAAGAGCGATTATTTGAAGTATTTTTTTCTTCTTCAAACTCTCTACCTACGCCTACTGTAGGATCTGCAGGAACACTCACGATTGAAATCTCATAAGGTGTCCATTTCCTTGCAATATCACAAGGACCTGTGAACTTCCCATCTGCTGACTGCTTCCCGGGCATTACTTCTTCCCATGAATCTATCTGATAGCCTACCGATACCCCTTTGAGTGTTCCACTTGCTACCTTCTGATAAATAAGTTCTGAAGCTTCATCCGTATCGAACTCAATCTCTGCCATTCCACGGCCATCTTCAAGCCATGCCTTTGTGATTTTTCCTACTACTGCATCACGATTGTGATTAAAAAGCAAACATCCAATTTCCTGAATTCTTGTAAGGTCTACTGCTCCCTCTGAGTGATCAAGTATTTCTGTTCCCCAGAATCTTTGATATGGTTCTTCAGATGAAAAAGAGAGGATAAACTTTCGCTCATTCCCCTCTCCATCTAAAGCTCTTATACTGTTTTTTATCAACTCTCTGGTTGCTGTATCCTTACTCCTTTTTTGCACCGGCTTGTCCCTCTGAAGAATTCTCCTCTTCATCTTCATATAGCTCCTCCTTTGTTTTATTAAAAATCACACTGCCCATATCAATGCCAAAACTTTTAGCGTACTCAAGGACTTCTGCAATTTCTTCAATCTGTTCTTTCCAATCCCTGCCCTGTTCTGCAGCAATCTGTTTAAAGGTCTTTTGACCTGTATTTAATGCAATTCTGTTTGCATTTGCCTCCTTTTGTGGATCAATCCATTTTTTAGGTGCAATAATCCATGTATGCTCCAAATATTTATCTTTATTTCCCCAGAAATCTTTTAGCGAGATGTTTCCTGAAAGCCATAAGGATATAACAAATGTTTCATATATCTCATCCATTACTTCCATGAGCATCTCTTTTTCCTCTGCATAGGTCATTTCATCTTCAATGATTCCCTGCCTTGTAGAAGAATAATTACTTTCACTCATATCACGGCTTGTCGCCTCATAGCTAATTCCCTGTCCTGCACCAACAAGTCTTTGTTGAAGCTTTATATAACTTGCTGCATCTGTAGCCTGTCCTGCAGGGTTTACCACCTGTATTTCATCTCCTGCATTAAGTTCTTTTATCATTCCGGGCGTGATAGATTTACCTTGATAATCGTGAAGAACCCCTTGCACTCCACCTATTCCTCTTCCTATACCTGTTGTCGGTATAGTTTTCTTTATAAAGACAGATAGGCAAGCAGCAATTCTTTCCTTTACTGATACAGCCACCATAAATTCATTTGCATCACGAATTCTTGTGATTGTGGGGCTCATATCGCTCATTTCCCTAATCTGTGAAGGTCTATGCTTTGTGTAAAGGAATATAACATCCTTTGCCTCAATGTATACAGGCGTTGTCAGTGCCAAGCTGTCAACAGGATATTGCCTGATCCAATATCCGACAGGCTTGTTGTACTCATTCATCTCGATACCACCAACAACCTTGTTGCCCGGATTCATTGGAGTCATCTGAGAGTTATCCAGTTCATCGACCTCAAATGTCTGAAGCTTAAATGGCAGGAACCCGTCACTTGTATACCTCTTTACTATCAGAATTCCTCCGTCTATTTTCTTTCGCTTCATACACATTCGCATCATCTGTGCAAAGGACTGAGTTCCTGTTACATCACAATTTTGTTTCTTACAC